ACAGAAAACCAACGAATTACCGCAGCCGCCTATTGAACTAACAGGGAGGGCTTACGAAATTTACTGCGTAACAGTCGAAGAGCTACGCAAGAGCGGGGCGCTTTACTCTACTGACTTAAATCTACTTTCTAGCTACTGCAAAGAGCTAGCAAACTACGAACACGCCTGCAAGCAATGCGAGATTCACGGCGAAGTAATGGAAGGCATACACGGGCCGACCTTAAGCCCTTGGCACACTATTAAGCACAAAAGCCTAAAAGCCGCCTGCGATATTGGCCGCCTGTTTGGTGTAACGCCTAACGCTCGCCAGGCTTTGAAACCCGAAAAGAAGGAGCCAATTAAAAAGCTCGGCATTTTAACTCAGAAACCTAAGATTGCATAAAATGGCAAAGAAAGCAAAAACCCCAGGCGTTGACAAAGTAGGCACGCACTACGAGCTTACTATTAACGGCAAAAGCATAGACGGCAAAACTTACCGCAACCTTTACCTAGCACAGCAGGCTCTTATTTACTGGGCCTCAAATAACACAGCGCCCGTAAAGTTTGAAGAAACCGATATAACAGCCGCGCAGCTGGCGAATGACGAACAGCCAAGCAATAGCGAATAAATACGCCGAGCAGGTAATTAGCGGCGAGATAGTAGCGGGGCAACTCGTTAAAGAAGCGTGCGCCCGTTACTTGGCTGACTTAGAGACGTTTCGCTTTATACCTGAATTGGCCGACCACGCGCTAGAGTTTATCCAAAACCTAACGCACACAACAGGCGAAGCCGCTGGCCGCAAGTTTATCCTTGAGCCTTGGCAGGTTTTTATAGTTGCCAACCTTTTCGGCTTTGTAGGTCAAGACGGCGCTCGCAGGTTTTCGCGTGCTTATGTAGAGGTTCCTCGCAAAAACGGGAAAAGCACTTTTGCCAGCGCCTTAATGCTTTACGGCTTACTTGCCGACGGAGAGGCAGGGGCGCAGGTTTATTCTGCGGCTACTAAGCTAGATCAAGCTATGATGGTATTCGGCGAAAGCGTCAGAGCTTGTCAAGCGCAGGACTGGCTAAAGGATGAGCTGGTAATACAAAACTCAATACATAACAGGCGTATAGTTTACGGCGACAACCTTTTTAAGCCTCTAGAATGGAACCCTGGAAAGCAGGACGGACTAAATACGCACTTTTGCGTAATTGACGAATACCACGCGCATCCTAACGATGAGCTATATAATGTAATTTATAACTCAATGGGCGCAAGGAGGCAGCCGCTTCTTTTTACTATTACCACCGCAGGCTTTAACCGCGAGGGGCCTTGCTATAAGCACAGGCAATACTGCTCGCAAGTTTTGCAGGGGGCGCTTAAGGATGACAGCCTTTTTACTATTATTTACTCGCTTGATCCTGGCGACGACTGGACAGACCCGAAAACCTGGGCAAAAGCCAACCCTAATTGGGGCGTTTCTGTTTACCCTAAGAAACTAGAGCAAAGCGTGAACGAAGCCAAGGAGCTAACCCATAAAGAGGTAGAATTTAAGACCAAGCTGCTAAACGTCTGGACTGACACGGCGCAAACTTGGATAAGCGACGCAGTTTGGAGCAAAGACCAGCCCGAGCTAAGTTACTCAAGCCTTGCGGGCCTAGATTGTTACGGCGGGCTTGACCTTGCTAGTACGGGCGACTTCTGCGCCTTCTCTTTGTACTTTCCCGAAGTAGATAGTGTTATTACTCGCTATTACTTACCCGAAGAGGCGGTAAAGAAAAGAAACGACACAGCGGGCGCAAATATTAGAGATTGGGTGCGTCAGGGGCTTATTATAGAAACCGAAGGCAACGTAACCGATTACAACTATATCAAGGCCGACATTTTAGACCTTGCCGAGCAGTTCGAAATTAAAGAGATAGCTTTTGACCGTTTTAACTCTAGTCAGTTAATTATTGAGCTACAAAACGAAGGGCTAACGCTTTACCCGTTCGGCCAGGGCTTTGTATCTATGAGCGCCCCGACTAAGGAACTCGAGCGGCTTATTAAGGTCGGCCGCCTTAAACACGGCAACAACCCAGTAACTCGCTGGCAAATGGGTAACATACTTTTAAGAAGAGACCCAGCCGACAACATCAAAATAGACAAGGCTAAGAGCGGGGACAAAGTAGACGGCCCTGTGTCTATTGTAATGGCATTAGGAACTTATATGCAAGAAGCCGCCAAAGGTGAGGGCGATTTCTGGTTTATATCAATATAAAAAAAAGGGGGATAAAATGAAACGTACAGACGCTTGGCTAACCTTTAAGGATGACTTTATAAAGGAATTTTACAAGGAGCTGCCAACTAGCAAGACCTACGCCGAAGCTTACGAGAAAATCGAGGAGCGTTACGCTGCTATTTTCAACCGCAGGCGCTTTAAGGATTACGGGGTATTTCGCTCAACTCTGAGCAGATGGCTAAAGGAAAACCGCTAACAATGGGAGAAAGTTGCACCCGTTACGCGCGCGAAGGTATAATTTCGCCTTATGCAGTTTAGCCTAAAGCGGCTTTTTAGCCCTAGCAAAGTAGAACGCCGAAGCTCTTTAAGCGCTCCAGCTGACTGGCTACTTAATGCCCTTACTAATGTTTTCGGCGCTCAGACGGCTAGCGGTCAAGCGGTTAACACCCGTAGCGCTTTGTCTATTGCCTCTGTTCACGCTTGTGTGCGCGTTATATCGGACGGCCTTGCTGCCCTTGATCTTAAGCTTTACGAAGAGCAGGACTTTGGCAAGCGGGTAGCCCGTGCGCATTACGCTAGCGCTGTTATTAATGAGCCTAACGCGTATCAAACGAAATTCGACTTTTTGAAGTACCAGGTAGCGCAGCTCGCACTTCGCGGCAACGCTTACGCCTTTATCAATAGAGACGCGCGTTTTATCGCTGTTGAGCTTCACCCGATTAGCGCCGACTACGTTAAGCCTATTCTAAGCGACGGGCAGCTTTTTTACAAAGTCTCAGCCCCTGGCTACCCTACGCTTGTTCCCGCTGTGGATATGCTGCATTTTAAAGGGCTTTGCGTTGACAACGTACTAGAGGGCCGCAGCCCTGTGCAGATTCACGCAGAAACGTTAGGCGTTGACCTTGCCGCTATTCGTGCAAGCGCTGACATTTATAAGAATGGGACGCTTAAGTTTTTACTTAAAAGCGAACACCAGATTAAACCCGAGCAGGCTCAAGGCTTGAAACTGAGTTTAGACGACGTTATAAACGGAGCTAGCCGCTCTACTGTGTTGCCCGCAGGGGTAGCAATGGAGAAGCTCTCAATGAGTCCCGAAGAGGCGCAGTTCTTAGAAGAGCGCCAATTCAGCGCTGAGGAGATTGCCCGCATTTTTGGCGTGCCTGCCTCAATGATTGGCGCAAATAAAGACGGCGTAAAGTCTAGTGTCGAGCAGGAATACCAAGATTTTTACAGCCGCACCCTAATGGCTTACGCTATTAACATCGAGCAGGAGATGCGTCGCAAGCTTTTGACCGAAGCCGACAAGATTAACTATTACTTCAAGTTTAATTTTAACAGCTTGCTAAGAGCAACGGCTAACGATCGCGCAGACTTTTACAACAAAGGCATACGCGGCGGCTGGTTGTCTCGCAATGAGGCCCGCCAGTTTGAAGACGCAAACGGCTTTGAAGGTGGCGACTCTTATTTGATTGAGGCAAACCTTATGCCAGCCGAGCAAATTAACGCTTATATGCAGGCCAAGATTGACCAGCTTACTAGCGCTGCACTTAAGAATAACAACCCCGACGGGAATAACAATAATACACAAGCCTAATGAATAACCACGAACGCCGCGCCTTTTTAGGCACTATTGAAGCCCGAATGCAAGAAGGGCAAGAGCTTCCCGTAGAGGTGCGCGGGGTAGCCGCTGTAATTAACCAAGCTACTGACCTAGGCTTTGCCGAGGAGATTATTAGCGAAGGCGCTTTTAATGAGGTGCTAGAGGATGACGTGCGAGTGTTGGGCAACCACGACCCTAACCAGGTACTAGGTAGAACAGCAAGCGGCACGGCTAAGGTATTTTTAACCGAGGGCGGCGAGCTTGGTTATAGCTTTACTCCTGACTACGAAAACCCGACTCACGTTAGCTGGGTTCGTTCTATTATGCGCGGCGACATTACGCAAAGCTCTTTTGCTTTTACCGTCCCTAAAGGCGGCAGCGAGTGGCGCAGCTCTGAAAAGTACGGCGTAAACGGTATGCGCGTTATCAAAAAGATAGAGCGTCTTTATGACGTTAGCCCTGTTACTTACCCAGCCTACGAGGGAACAGCAGTAAGCGCCCGCGATTTGCAAGCCGCTAAGGATGAGCGCGAGTTAATCGACGCAGAAAAAAGCGAGGCGAGCAGCGACGTTATTAAGCTGGTCTTGGCTAGATATAAAAACCTTTAACCCATTAAAACAATTAAAACACTTATACAATGAACAAAATTAAAGCTTTGAAAGAGGAGCGCGGCCGCTTGGTAAGCGAGTTGCAGACTCTACAAAACAACATCGAAAAAGAAGCCCGTTCTATGAGCGACAGCGAGTCTGCTCGCTTGGACGAGATTGACAGCCGCTTGGACGCTATTAGCTCAGAGGTTTCTAAATTGGAGAAATTGCAGTCTCGCGCTGCCGAAGCTGCTAACTTGAGCGGCGGTGCTTCTTACTCTGAGGAAAAAGAGCGCGCTAAAATGGGAGAGCAGTTTAGCTTTAAGCGTGCCGTACAAATGGCTGCTACTGGCCGTAAGGATGGTGTAGAAGCTGAATTTAGCAAAATCGCTGCCGACGAGTTCCAACGTTCTGGCGTTTCTGTTGCCGCTCACTCTGTTTTGATTCCTTCTGAGGTTTTCAAACGCGATATGACTGCAACAGGCGGAACTGGTGGCGACCAGGGTGGCGTTAACATCCAGACCAACGTTGGCGGAATTATTGACGTATTGTTGCCAAAGACCGTTTTGCGCGGCTTGGGCGTTCAGCAGTTAAATGGCTTGGTAGGTAACTTGGATATGCCTACGGCTTCAACTCAGCCCGCCGCTGGTTGGAATACTGAAAACGGAACCGCTACCGAGAAAAGCCCTGCCTTCTCTAAAATTACTTTCAGCCCCAAGCGTTTGGCTGCTTTCATCCAGGTTTCTAACCAGTTGATGCTTCAGTCTAGCAACTCTATTGACCAGTATGTGCGTAATTTTTTGATTACCGCAATGGCTCAAGAAATGGAAAAGGCTGCTATTAAAGGCGGTGGAACTAACGAACCTACTGGTATTATCGCTAACTCTTCTGTCAATGTAGCTTACGCTGGTGGCGCTGCCAACAACTCTGTAAACGCTAACGGTGCTGCTGCTGTATGGGCTGACGTTGTTAACTTGATGAAAGCTGTAGAAAACGCTAACGGCGAGGGTGTTGCTTACTTGACTAACCCTCTAGTAAAAGCTGCTTTGCAAACTACTCCCCGTCAGTCTTCTGGCGTAGAGGGTAACTTTATTATGCCTTCTGGCGCTAATGAGTTGAACGGCTACGCCGCTGCTTTCACTACTAACGTGCCTAGCAACTTGTCTAAAGGTGCTGCCTCTGACTTGAGCGCTATGATTTTCGGAGACTTCTCTAAAATGGCCTTGGCCTCTTGGGGTGGAATGGAGTTGACTGTTGATCCTTACAGCGGTGCTACTGCTGGCTTGACCAACATTGTACTTAACTCTTACTTGGACTGCAACTTGCTCCAGCCTACTGCTTTCGCTGTCATCAAAGACATCGACGCCTAATTAGGCAACTAAAGCCCGCTAGGGGGTTAAACCTAGTGCCTTGGGGGTGGTTAATTCTTGCCCCCAGGGGCTAATTTTATGAAAGCTAAAGTTAAATTTTTGATTAACGCAAGCGGGCAGTTTAACCTTTGCTACGGCCCTGGTGACATTGTAGAGATGGACGCTAAGCAGGCCGAGCTATTGCTAGAAGCTGGCGCTGTTGAGTTAATCGAAGAGCCTAAGAAAGAAGAACCTAAGCCCGCTAAGAAGGTTAAAAAATGATTACAGGAAAGCGCACAATAAGCAACGTAAACACAGCTACGGACTATATTAGCCTCTCAGAAGCTAAGTCTCACCTGCGCGTAACTAGCTCAGCAGATGACAGCTATATTACGGGGCTTATTACTATGGCCCTAGATGCCTGCGGTAATTACTTAGGCTATAACGTCGTTAAGTCCTCTGTGCGCTACGGATTTGACGGCTATACGGGCCTCGCTGCTATTGTTAACCCTGTAAACGGATTGCAACAGCCTAGCGGTAATTATTTACGAATCCCTAGCCGAGTGCTTAGCCTTACCTCTGTTAATTACATAAGCGACGCGAACGCTGTTACCGCTTTCGACGCTGCCGACTGGATAGATGCTCCCGACCCTATGGGCAATTATGGCCGCGATATTTTCTTTAATACTGCGCCTCCTAGTTTGACGGATGCTAAGACTAAGTATCTTGTAGAACTAGTAGAAGGCTTCGAGCTTACTAGCGCTACAACTGACCAGGGCAACAAGTTCCCAACCGCTGTAAAACACGCGGCGCTTTTGCTAATTGGCCAATACTACGACAACCGCGCAGCTATTACCAGCAGCTCAGGAATGAAGCCGCTAGACTTTGGCTTGCATTACTTACTTGATCCTTATAAAATAGACTTCTTTATTTAATGGACGCGGGCAAGTTTGACGAACTGGTAACAATTGAGAGCTACACCGAAAGCGTAAGCTCTAACACGGGGCAGCGGACGCAGTCCTGGAGTACTTATGCGCAAGTATGGGCGCAGGTAAAAGAAAGCGACTTTGGGCAGGAGCCAACTAACGCGGAGCGCAGAGAGCATAAAACGCGAGTAAACTTTATCACTCGCTGGGATGCTGGCTTTAACGTAAAAATGCGCATAAGTTGGGGCGGCAATTATTACAACATTTTGAACATTGCCGAGAAAGAGCGCAGGCTTTACGCTAACTTGCTGACTGAATTAACGAGCTAAGAAGTGGTTACTGGGCTTAATAATATTGTGAATAAACTTAAGAACTCTACCAAAGGGCTAGAGGCTAAGGCTTACGACGTTATTAAGCAAAGCGCTCAGCCTATTGTTAGCGACGCTCAGGCTGGAATAACTAGCCGCACTGGTAACTTGCGTGCCTCTATTGGCTTTATAGAGCGTAACAAGCGCTATAAGAGCGCCGTTATTATTGGCCCTAGAACTTACGGCAGCTGGAAAGGTTACCACGCTTATTTAATTGCAGGAGGCTGGAAGCGCCAGCGTTACGACGGCTCAGTAACTATTGTGCCGCCTAACCCTTTCTTAGCTCGCGCTTTTGACAAAAATAAAACCACCGTTAAAACCTCAATAGAAAAGGGGCTTAGCGAATTAATAACTAAACAAATTAAAAAGTAAATACAATGGCAACCACAGGACTTGTAAACGGTACCCTAATTGCGATCTACAAAGACGTAAGCGGAACCCTGACCAAAATCGCTAATGCAACTAGCAGCGACTTCGATTTAACTAAAGATATGATCGACGTAACTAACAAAGATAGCGGCGGCTACAAAGAATTTTTAGCTGGCGAGGCTGGCTGGACTTTGAGCTGCGAGGGTATCTTTGAAGAGGACGGCTCAGCAACTGGCATTAGCTGGCAGGACGTAGTAACGGACTTGCTCGCTGGCACCTCTGTTACCGTCGTTATGACCTCTAACGTAAGCGGCGATTTGAAATTGAGCGGCAGCGCTTTCTTTTCAAATTTGACTCTGAGCGCTCCTAACAATGACGCGGCTACTTTTAGCGCTTCTATTCAGGGAACTGGCGCCTTGACTGTCGGCACTATTTAAGCAATAGTTAACGCCTTTTTGCGTATTATTGCACTATGACAGAAGTAACAATAGGGGGCAAGAAGCACCCGCTTTACTTTAATATGGTAGCAATAGAGCGCGTAATGCAAGGCGCTGACGTTCAAAACTTCGACCAACTCGCGCAGACGGGCCAAGGTATGGCAAACACGCTAGCCTTCGCCCGTCTTTGTGCGTTCTATGGGGTGCAAGCTGGTTATAAGAAAATTGGCGAGAAATGCCCGTATAAGGACGCAGAAGAGTTAGCCGAGGAGGTTACTAGCCTTGCCGAAATTACGCCCGCTCTAAACGCCTTTACGGAGGCTGTTAGCGCTTTCTTTGCCGTTGCTCCTGAGGAGGCGCAAACGGAGGGAAACTAACAAGCGGCGAGCGGCGGCCGCTAGACTTCGACCAACTTAAAGCAATAGGTTACGGCGAAATGCTGCTAACTGAGGAGGCTTTTAACGAAATAACGCCGCGTTACTTTATGCTGCGCCTCAAGGGGTTAAGAGCAGCACAGCAACAGGCTTACCGCAATGAATGGGAGCGGACTAGATGGCTCGCCGTTTTTATGGTTATGCCCTACTCAAAAAAGCGTCTAAAGCCTACCGATTTAATGCGCTTCCCTTGGGAGCAGAAAATTGCGGCAAGTGTTAAGGAGGTAATAACCGCCAATAAGGCTATTTTTGATAAGCTAACCCCGCCTAAATGAGAGCCGCAAAAGTAATTTATAACATACTCGCCAACAGCGCGGGCGTTAGCGCGTTAGTCTCGAATAGAGTTAACCCGCTGCGCTTGCCTCAAGGTTCGGCTTTTCCTGCCGTAGTTTACAGCGAGGTAAGTATTAACGCCACGCCAACAAAAGACTCAAACAGCCGCCTGGACTTTACACGGGTGCAAATTGATTGTCTTGCTCTAACTTACGAAGATGCTAGCACGCTAGCGGATACTGTGAGGGCAGCGCTCAATGTAGTAACGCCTGGCACTTACAACGGCGTTAACGTTTTTTATATCGAGTTTGACAATGAGCAGGAGTTCGTAGACGATGCCGCAGACTTTGACGGGGTTTACCAAGTTTCACAGGATTACATAGTTAGCTACTCCGTATAATGGCCAGTAACTTAGACTTAAACGTAATAATTAGCGCCTCCTTTGAGAAACTCAAAAAGGGGATGGCTGACGCTGTTAACGTCGTCAAAGGCTCCACTAAGAAAATGGAGCAGGCCGCTGCTGGATCTAAGAAAGCTCTAGAGCAGGCGTTAGGCGGCGAGAATTTAAGAGTAAAGCGCCGCGAGCTTACGCAAACAATTAACGAGCAACGCAGCATTTTAACCAGCTTTAAGCAGGATTTAATAGCGCTAGAAAATAAGTTAGCTCAGACTAGTAAGGGCGATTTAATGCGCCAGAAAGCGCTTAAGAATGCTATTGCCTCGCTTAAGGTCGAGATTAAAGACCAAGAAAGCGCCGTCCGTAATTTGAGCGACGCTAGGGCTGAGACTAACTTTAACTTAGAAGAGGGCAGCCGCAGAGCCGAGCAGAACACGCAGGCAATGGAGGCGCTAAGCCGAGCCGTAAACGCGGCCTCTATGGCTACGCTTTTGCTGTCTGGCAATAATGAGAAAGTAGGAAAGGTAATGCGCGGCGTACAGGTTACAATGGCCTTGGCTTCTGCTGCCGTTGCCGTTTATAACCTAGCGCAAAGGCAAAACGAAATTTACACGACTGCCGCAGCTGCTGCGCAGAAAGTTTACGCCGTTGCAGTTGGAACCTCTACGGGGGCAATGAAAGCCTTTCGGGTCGCCCTACTTGCTACTGGCATAGGCGCGGCTGTTTTTGCCTTAGGCTTTCTTATTGAGAAGTTTGCTAGCTTAGGAGACGAAGCCGAAAAGGCAACTGACAAAGTAAGCGACTTCGTAAAAGCAATAGAGGACGACGAGCTAAAGGCTATGGATCTTAGGCATAAGCGGGTAATGCACCAGCTTAAACTTGAGGGCGCTAGCGAAGACCAGCTCCAAACTCAATATCAAAAAAACGTAGACGAAAAGCTGGCGCTTGTTACTAAGCTAATTAACCAGCGCAAAGACGAGCAGAAAAGCGCCCAGGATCTTTACGAATTAATGGCTCAGCTTACAGGCGAAGCCGCCGACTCTGAAATGTCCTATAAAGAGCAGGTCTACGAAGAGGGCAAAAAGCTCAGAGAGCAGGAGCTTAAAGATTATGCTAAATGGCTAGAAGATAAGCGCAAGCTAGAGGTAACAATGCAGGAGAATCTAACTAAGTTTCTCCAAGACGAGGAGGCAAAGCGTTTAGCCAATTTGTCTGCACGTCGCAAGCCCAAAGAATTAACCGAGGCTATGATGGCCCCAGCTGCTCCTGCTGCGGCTCCTAGCGGCAACGGTTATTTAATGACTCTAGCTGAGCAGAACCAAGAGGCTGCTGCTTTAGACTTTGAAGCCCTAGCGCAATGGCGAGCAAATAACGCCGACCTTTTCCTGGCAATGGAATTAAGGGCGCGCAAAATGCAGCAGTTTGCTCTTAAAATGGAAGTTGCAGCAGAGCAAGCTAGCGCTGCTCTCGCGACTATGAGCGCCTCAATGCTAGAGAGTTTCGCCGTATTGTTGGGCGATGCTATAACAGGTAAAGCCGACGCTATGCAAACTTTTTTGCAGTCTTTTGCTAGTTCCTTAGCTGGCTTCCTTGGTACTTTTGGTAAGGCGCTTATTGCCCAAGGTATAGCTATTGATGCTTTCAAAGAGTCGTTAAAAAGCTTAGATCCTGCTGTTGCAATTATTGCGGGCGTTGGATTGCTTACGGCTTCTACTCTTGTTAGAAACGCAATGGCAAAAGGCTCGCAAGTTCAAGCGTTTGCAGATGGTGGTATAGTCAGCGGCCCGACCTTGGGCTTAATGGGCGAATACCCAGGCGCTAGAACTAACCCCGAAGTAATTGCCCCGCTTGACAAATTGCAGTCTATGATTAACACAGGAGGCGGAAGCGGCGAGCTTGTGGCTTCTACTCGTTTCGATGGCCGCGACTTGTGGCTAGCTGTTAACCGTTACGAAAAAGACAAAGCAAGAGGTTAACTTTGAGGTATGGCTAAACAATTCTACGGCACTTTTTACAGCATAGCAGGCGTTGAGTATACCTGCGAATTATGGGACGGCCCTAGCGGCACAAGTACGCCCGTAGAGCTTGCTTTAGCTTCTCCTGGCTTTAGCATTGAAAGGCAAGGCGAGAGTGACACATTTTTTGATAACCCTATAAGGGCGAGCCGTGTAAGTGTGCCTTTTGTTGTTACGACAGATGCGCAACTTACTGCTTTTCAAGGCATCAGCGCAGACCCAGAGGGAAGCTACGCTATTAAAATTCTAAAGAGCGGTAATTTATACTATGTTGGCCGAGTGCTAGCTGATCAAATGCGCTTCGAGCGAGCAGACCCAGATGGCAAGATAGTTATACAGGTAGCCGCAGTAGACGCGTTAAACTTGATCGAGGGCTTTTTTGTAGATGAGTCTTGGTTTACTAACGACCACGCAGGCGGCATTTATTTACTGCGCAAATGCTTAGAGCTTAGCGGGCTAGACGATTATTTCGGGGCAACCGATGACTATATTTTCGACGGCCTAGAGCAATACGAGAGCGCTACTCAGAGCGTAAGCAGCGAGAAATTAAATACTTTCTGGTTTCACCGCTTGGCCTTCGTCGATAACTTCGACATATTCGGAGGCGTTGAACTTGATTATATAACCGCGCGCAAGGCAGTAGAGTTAATACTGCAAGGTTTCGGGGCTAGAATACATTTTGATAACGGCGGCTATTACATTACTCAGACCCCGACCTACTTAAGTTCTACGCTGACCTTTCATAAATACGACAAGAGCGGAAACTATAACGGGACTAGCACGCTATCGCACGCCGTTAGCTTAGGCACTTTGCCAGCTCGCCCACAATGGGCAGCCAAGCCTCAGCTTTATTACCAGCCGCCTGTAAGGCTTAGCCGCTCTGAATTGACAAAAGCTAACGGGGCATACGCTAAAAAAATAACTTTTGGCATAGGCGCAATGCAATTAGACTTTGACAGGCTAGAGAATGGCTACCCGTTTCGCATACAGCTAAACATAGAAAGCGCAAGCGCCTCAAGTCAAAACGTAGCTTATCAGGTTGTCAAATGGCGCATTTATGGCGTGGACGGCTCTCCTACTTCGCTTTATTATTATTACGACGGGCTTTATTGGCAGTCATCAGCTACTTTGCCTAATTACAAGCTCAAGGCTTTCAAGTATTACAGCGGATCTAAACGACGCTGGCCTATTAATATAGTAGAGGATTTTAGCGCTCCTATTACGACAGGCCCCGCGGCCAATATAACAGGGTTTCACGTTGAGGCGACAGTTGAAGAGGTGGTGCTTAATTTCGTCAAAAACCCCTTTACGACTAGCTGGAGTATTAAAAGCTCTACGCCTATAGATTTTCTCGGCAGTATTGCAGCAAGCCGAAGCTATACAACTAGCGACCCATACAACTTTACTAAAAACACCTGGGCGCAGAGTGGTAACAGCGCGTTACAAAATAGCATAGTAAAAGACTTGCCGCAGGTATTTTATGACGGCTTTGATAAATACGAACTAGGTACCGTAATGGTAGGCCCGACTTTTGCAACCTCAGTAAAACCTACAGACTGGGGCAACGGCTGGGAGGTTGGCTATAGTGAAAGCTTCCAGCAGTCGCTAGTAGATCAATGCAGCGCAATTTATGCGGGCTTTATTGGCGCTATACGCGGAACCTGGCACGACAGCGGAAACCTAACGGCTGTAAAGTCTTTGTACTTTGACGGCGGGGCTTGGTTATTAAACGGCTGCACTTATTCGGCTCAGCTTGAAACTTGGGAGGGCGAATGGCTTAAAATTGAGACAACCTACGGCGACGTAATAAGCGAAGGGGAAACAGATAACCCTGTGCCGTCTGAGCGCGTCTATATTCAAGACCAAATCGACCGCCTGCGCGAGCAAGTAGGTAGAGCTGAGGATATTACTGGCGCATTGCCCGACCAGCTTATTAACGACTTTTTAGAAGTTAGCGAAGGTGCGCCAACCTCTGACCCTGGAGTAGATGGCACCTATACGCTCGCTCTAAAATACGATGCTACTGCCGTAGATTTCTCTTGGCAAATGCGAAGGCTTGGGGCCTCACTTAACGTAACGAGCGACATTACAAGCTTCCCGACTGAATACGAGATCTTTATTTGCGACACTAGCGGCGGCAGTATTACAATAGACTTACCTGCCCCGCCTAGCGTTACCCCTGGCTTGCGCTTTGGCTTTATTAAATCAGCCTCAGCTAACAGCTTGACGCTTGACGCAGGGGCTGGCTACCAGATTAATGACGCGCAGCTAAAGAGCTGGAATGCGCGCTTTGAAACTTACTGGGTACAAAGCGACGGCACGCAGTGGTATATAGTAGCCTCAGACAAATAAGAAAAGCGGCTAAATTGTTGCTAGTGTTTGCCTGCTATGCTTTTATTTTTGGAGTATGGCACAAGCTTCCGCAGATATTTTAGCTGGCTCTCAGGGTTTCAAATACCACGCAGCCGCAACCGTTACAGGCGTTTCCTATGACGCTGTAGTTTGTCAAGAGGACACCGTCTTTACTTCTTTTACCGTTACTCCTGATTTTCAGAGCGCTGCAAACGTTCTAAGCGATCGCGGAATGAGCGGCGTAACTTTTAAGCAGGGCGCTTATTTGCCAGCTGGAAAAGGCCAGAAGATTACAGCCTTTACAATTTCAAGCGGCAGCGTAATAGCTTATTAAATGATCGGATTAGGAGTTGGCATAGGTAGGCAACGCTTTGTCGGTGGCTTTATTGGCTTATTAGACACCTACTCAGGAGCAGCAGCTGCCTATTCTTTGCGTCAGTTGTCGTCTACCTATACTGGTAGTGCTATCCGTGTTCGCAGGGCATCTGACAACACAGAGCAGGATATTGGGTTTTCAAACAACGAACTTGACACCACAAGCCTCGCTTCTTTTTGTTCGGGTACTAATGGTTTTGTTACTACTTGGTACGACCAAAGCGGAAACGGATATAATGCAACGCAAACAACGGCTGCAAATCAACCAAAAATTTACGATAGTGTTAGTGGGGTTATAACGCAAGGTACAAAGTCATCAATAGATTTTGGAACAACATTGCAAAATTTATGCTTGTCAGTAACTAATTCTACAACAAATAATTTGATTACAGTTGTACATAATGTACCTTATGTATCAAGTAAAAATCAAGTAATATTAGCTTTGTCTAATAACAATTATATAATAGTGGCGGTTGCAGATACTGGTAAGTTAAAATATGCAAATAGCAATGATAATATGATCTCTACAACTGATGTGGGTTCATTTCAGTTATCAACTATTGACATTAATGATAAAAAGTTGTATACAAATGGATTAGAAGAGGATAGCGTAACTACGGTATCAGGAGCATCAGACCGTTATGTAATTGCCAATTATACCAATACTGGTTCTAATCAAATGGAGGGTTATATATCTGAAATAGTTATATGGCAAACTGCACAAACATCAAATCTTTCAGACATTAACAACAACATCAACGACTTTTATTCTATTTACTAATGACAAAAGGCTACCAATATCAAACCGAACAAGAAGCACAAACCGCACAATCGGCTTGTAACGCTTATTACGGAATCCCCGTCAGCCCAGATGATGTTACTCAAAACTGGGTAGGCTATCAGTTCGCTGAACTGAACACCCCAACCTTTTGGTACATTGTTTACGATGAGAGTTTGTTGCCCGTCTTGGGAAACCCGATTGAATTTGAAGTAATCCAACCCGACCCATTCTAATGGCCAAAGTTAAAAGCATATCGGTAAGCAAATACCGCCCACGCAAGAAAGTGAGCAGAAAAGGGGTGCATTCAAAAAACAATCCACCGCAGAAAAAATATCGGGGACAAGGTCGCTGATTCGCTATTTCCAAATATGAAACTTCCAGTTAGTTTTTCAGAGTTCAGCAAAGACCCAAGCAAGGCCGTCACCTATCTGATGCTTTTTGCGGTTGTTTTCCTTTATATGAGAATGGAGAATCAAGACAAGCAAGTCAACACGGGTTGCGAAGAAAGGCTCACTCGTTGTGAAACGAAGTTAGACCAAATGGCAAAGATGCTCAAGACCCAAGATTCACTTTCTGCCTCCCTTCGCTCTGAACTTAACACATACAAAAAAATAGGAGTCATCCAATGAAATACTTTCTCTTAGCCTCTTTATTGGCTATAACCGCAACTCCTCGTCTGGAGAACACAGACCCCTACAAAAAATATGACTTGGTGATTGACCACGCTCAACAAACCATAGAAGTGACAAAAGCCTCCATAGACGAAGCAAAACAAATGACTGAGGAGAAAGTACAACAAGTGCAAGAAACTGTCTTAAAAGCCGAGGAAATGGCTAAAAAGGTAGAATTGCTTGAGATGGTCTGTGAGGTTTACTCCGTGCCAGTTCCTGCGTCTATGGAGGATCTAAAGGCCGAGCGGGTTGCTGACTCTATTAGGGTTTCTAATATGCAAAAGATTAACAAGTAAGAAATGAAGATTCTAGACGTATTTAAAGGC